ACAAGAGCGACATGCTCTCGACCATGCGGTCGCGCTTTACCATGGCCATTTCTGCCTTGGGCGAGAGCCGCGAGGACGAACTGGACGACCTGCGCTTCATGGCAGGCTCGCCCGACAACCAGTGGCAGTGGCCAGCCGACGTGCTGGCGACCCGCGGCTCCGTGCAAGGTCAGACGATCAACGCGCGCCCCTGCCTGACCATCAACAAGCTGCCGCAGCACGTCCGGCAGGTCACCAACCAGCAGCGGCAGAACCGGCCCAGCGGCAAGGTGATCCCGGCTGACGACAACGCCGACGTGGCAGTGGCCGAGGTTTTCGACGGCATCATCCGGCACATCGAGTATATGTCGGACGCCGACGTGGCCTACGACACCGCCTGCGACAACCAGGTGACCTACGGCGAGGGCTACATCCGCATCCTGACAGAATATGCACGAGAAGACAGTTTTGATCAGGATCTGCGCATCGGCCGCATCCGCAACTCGTTCAGCGTCTATATGGACCCGACGATCCAAGACCCGTGCGGGTCCGACGCCAAGTGGTGCTTCATTACGGAAGACCTGCTCAAGGAAGAGTTTGAGCGGATGTTCCCCGACGCAGCACCCATTACGTCCATCATGGCGCAGGGTATTGGCGACCAGTCACTAAGCCAATGGATTAGTCAGAACACCGTCCGTATCGCGGAATACTTCTACATCGACCATGAGAAGGCCAAGCTCAACCTTTACCCCGGCAACGTGACCGCCTTCAACGGTACGCCGCAGGATGGGCAGCTCAAGGCCATGTTTGGCCAGCCGGTGCGCACCCGCACCGTTGACCGCCGCAAGGTCATGTGGGTCAAGACCAATGGCTACGAGGTGCTGGACGAGCGCGAGTGGATCGGCAAGTACATCCCGGTCGTGCGGGTCGTCGGCAACGAATTTGAGGTAGACGGACGCCTGTACGTCTCCGGGCTGGTGCGCAACGCCAAGGACGCGCAGCGCATGTACAACTACTGGACCAGCCAGGAGGCCGAGATGCTGGCCTTGGCGCCCAAGGCACCCTTCGTTGCTTATGGCGGCCAGTTTGAAGGCTACGAGATGCAGTGGAAGACGGCCAACACGACCAACTGGCCGTACCTCGAAGTGAACCCGGATGTGACCGACGGCGCGGGAAATGTCCTGCCTCTCCCGCAGCGTTCTCAGCCGCCAATGGCGCAGACGGGCCTTATTCAGGCCAAGATGGGCGCCGCGGAGGACATCAAGTCTACGACCGGCCAGTACAACGCCAGCCTCGGCCAGCAGGGCAACGAACGCTCTGGCAAGGCCATCCTCGCGCGCGTGCAGGAGGGCGACACGGGCACCTACCACTACGTTGACAACCTCGGCCGCGCCATCCGCCACATCACCCGCCAGCTTGTGGACATGATCCCCAAGATCTACGACACCGAGCGCATCGCGCGCATCATCGGCGTTGACGGTGAGGTTGGCATGGCCAAGATCAACCCGCAGCAGCCCGAGCCGGTCAAGCCGATCATGGACGCTGCGGGCAACGTCATTGAGAAGATCTACAACCCGACGGTCGGCACCTACGACGTCGTCATCACCACGGGCCCGAGCTATCTGACCAAGCGCCAGGAGGCCGTCGAGGCCATGGCCAACATCCTCCAGACCAGCCCGCAGTTGTGGCAGGTGGCGGGCGACCTGTTCATCAAGAACATGGACTGGCCGGGTGCGCAGGAGATGGCGGCCCGCTTCAAGAAGATCATCGACCCGAAAGTGCTGGCCGAGGACGACAAGTCGCCGGAACTCCAGTCTGCCGAGCAGATGATCGAGGCGCTGACCCAGCAGCTCAACCAAACCATGGGTATGGTCGAGAACATCCAGAACTCGATGGAAGCGCAGGAGTTGCAGATTAAAGCGTATGACGCCGAGACCAAGCGCATCTCGGCGGTCCAGAACGCCATGACGCCTGACCAGATACAGGACATCGTCATGGGCACCATCGCAGCGGCCATCGAAACGGGCGACATCTCAAACGGACGCCCGACGATGCCGCAGCCGTCCGAACGCCAGATGCCGCTGCCGCCCGAAATGCCTGTTGAAGGAGCCCCTGTATGAGCGGTTGCGACAAGTTTCTAGGTATGCTGTTCCTTGCGCGCGACGTAACGCACTCGGCACACCTCAACACACGGTCGTTTGCCAAGCACAAGGCGTTGGGTAAGTTCTACCCGGCAATCATCGACCTTGCCGACAAGTTTGCCGAAATGTACCAGGGCAAGTACGGCCTGATCGGGCCGGTCATGCTGATGTCGGCGGACAAGTCCAGCAACGTGCTGGAATTTCTTGAGCGGCAGGCGACAGAAATTGAAGACATTCGGTATAAGGTGGTAGACAAGGACTGCACGCCACTTCAGAACGTCATCGACGAGATCGTAGGGTTGTACTATACTACGATTTACAAACTCAAGTTCCTCGCATAAGGAGGCTATCATGGGCCTTAAGACCACCACGCAGTGTTTGGGCTACCAGCAGATCACCAGCCTGTCTGCATCGACTGCGCTGACCGTCCCGGTCGGGGCCACTCTGGCCTTGGTCGTTGCGGAGACGCAGGCCGTTCGCTGGCGCGATGACGGCACGGCGCCGACCGCCTCGGTCGGGATGCCGCTGGCCACGGGCGTGTCGCTGTCCTACGACGGCGACCTCAAGGCCATCCAGTTCATCCAGCAGACGGCTTCCGCAACCATCAACGTGTCTTACTACGCATGATCCGCTCCCCGGCTGGTTTTGATGGCGGCGACCGCATTAAGCGGTATCTGGACTATTACCAGCCCAGTTATGGCGTGATGATGCTGTCGGCAGGTCAAGCATTTAACCCTGCTTCGCTTTTTGCAGCGGGCGAGCAAGGTGTTTGGTACGACCCGTCCGATTTCACCACGATGTTCCAAGACAGCGCGGGGACCACGCCTGTTACAGCGGTGGAGCAATCTGTAGGCCGCATTCTTGACAAGTCCGGTCGCGGCAACACCGCCACGCAAGCCACACCAGCCTCTTGCCCCGTGCTGAGTGCTAGGGTGAACCAGCTTTTGGCTACGGCTACGCTGTCTACGCAATCGGTAACAACTGTTGCAACGGCTTACACGCTCGCCTTTAGCGGCGATGGTTCCGTCACGTTATCGGGTACAGCCACCGGAACGTATACCGCAGGAAGCAACTCTATTACTTGCACTGCCGGATCGCTTACCATTACCGTATCGGGAACGGTTACAAACGCAGATCTCCGCGTCACCAGCGATGGCGTAGGTCTCCCAGCCTATCAGCGTGTCACCACAGCTACTGATTACGACACCACAAATTTCCCGTATTACCTTTTCTTTGATGGTACGGCGGATTTTCTTGCCACGGCAAGCATTAACCCTGGCAGCGTAACAAAAGCGCAGATGTTTGCAGGCACCAGAGTAGGATTGCCAAGGTCAAACAATAGCCCCGTGTGGCAGTTTGGCGATACCACTACTACTGCGACAGATGCCATGATGCGTCTTATTACTGGCGATGGTTCGACGGATGCCTACCGCGCCGTTCTATATGGGTCGGCTCTTAACTTGTCACCGCGCGTTACCAAAGTCGCGCCGTATACAGTTGTGTTTTCAACTCTGTATGACGCCGCCGCAGCAGGGGCAGGTGAAATTTCCTTGAGAGAAAACGGAACGGTCAAGGCAACGGGCTCTGCTACGGATAGTGGGGTGACAAGTTTTGGTTCGCAGGTACTATACATAGGCAGACAAGCTACTGCGGCTGGATATTTTAACGGCAGGCTCTATAGCTTAATTGCGCGTTTCTCCGCAACAAATCTGTCGGCCTCAACGATTGCCTCTGCTGAGGCATGGACTAACAGTGTGACGAAAGCGTACTGACATGCTTAGTTTGTTTGTCATGGCTGTCGCGCACACGTTTTTGTTAACGGATCTATTGAGGGTATAAGTATGCCAGTTAATCCCTCGCCTATTGGCGGTTATGCAGGTCAGTTTTTTGACAACAACGGTCAACCGTTGTCCGGGGGTAAAATATATACCTACGCAGCCGGTACGACTACGCCGCAAACTACGTACACTTCTGTAACGGGCGGCACGCCGCACACTAACCCTATCGTGTTAGACAGCGCGGGGCGTGTGCCAGGCGGCCAGATTTGGTTGACTGAGGGTTCAGATTACAAATTTGTTATCAACACATCTGCGTCGGTTTTGTTGGGTACATACGACAACGTCTCTGTCCCTGCACCCCCGCCCGCATCTCAGATTACTTTTACTGGGTTTAATAACCAAATCGGTAATGTTGAAGATTTGGCGGATGCAGATGGGTCTGACTGGATCGGTTTCTTATCTTCTGGCGCGGGTGCAGTTGCACGATCCGCCCAAGATAAAATGCGCGATATTATATCCGTGAAAGACTTTGGTGCTGCTGGAGACGGCATTACGATTGACACGACGGCTATCTATGCGGCTGTTGCTGCTGCCGCAGGAAAAACTCTGTATTTTCCCAAGGGGACTTATCTAACAGACCGGATTATTCCAGTCGCCGACACGTTTATTTTTCTTGAGCCGGGGGTAAACATTGTCGCGATTAGCGGCGGTTCTCGCTGTTTTCAGATTCAACAGCCTGATGTTCATATTTGGGGGTACGGCGCAAAGACCACGATGGACGGCTCACAAAGCAGCCATAACATTTACATCTTGCAAGGTGCTGATCGGTGTTCTGTGCGCGGCCTGTGGGCCGATGGGTCCGGCGGCGGCGGTGATGACTGTTTCTACATTGGTGGCAACCCCGCCGCCAACAATGTTTCAAAAAACATCAGCATCATAGATTGCAAGGGCACCAATCCGGGGCGTAACGTGATCTCGGTGGTTGCCGTGCATGGGTGTTTGATTGAGGGTTGCGATCTTTCTGGGGCCGTTACTAATTCGCCTCAAGCTGGGATCGACGTTGAAGCAAATCTTTACATGGCAAACGGCCAATCGGCAATTATGCAGTGTGTCATTAGGCGCAATCGCGTATACAATAATGACAACACGGGCATTATTGTCGTTTTTGGTAGCGAAATAATTATTGAAGAAAATGAAGTGTTTAATAATGCGGGTGGAGGCATCGGGGCTGCTGCTGGTGGCACCCAATTTGACGACCCCGTATATCGCACAGGGGATAGGTTAGGGGTTTCTGACTTCGATCTTGCGACAGGCTTCATGACTGTGACAAGCGGCACCGCTGGCGTCGATAGGTTGACTGACGACTTAGGTATTAACGTCGGCATGTGGCTGGTGAAACAGACAGCCTCTGGTGCTGTATGGCCTGCAAACGTTACCGACACCCGCTATCAGATTGTTGACATTGACGCTACGCAGTCAAAAATTAAGATTGGCGTTGCTTTTGGGTGGCAAGAGGTATCTTCGTTTCCAGATGCAGGTTCTGGAACACTAAGTATTAACCCGGTCCTCGCCGCGCGTGGTTGGGGTGTGTATGGCCGCGAAGGTAATAACGATAACATCATCGTCAGAAACAATTTTGTCCACGACAACACTGGTGGACAAGGCGCAATCAGTATGGGGACAAGCGCACGTGTTCTGGTCGAAGGTAATATTGTCAGGGGGTCTACAACAGGCATCTCTGCCAATTACAACTACGATTTGGTTGTGAAAGACAACAGTGTTACCGCTGACGGGGTAACAACAACGCAGCGCGGCATTAACCTTTCACAATCAAACTTTGTCAGGACCGATGGTAACACTGTTGTCGGGTTTCCATTGCAAGGTCTTGTTGCAGCCGGATCTTACGGTGTTTCGCTTGGGCGGGACTTTATCCGAAATTGCGGCTCAAACGCATCTAGGGCTGTTGAGGTAAACGGACTTTTGTATGGTGAAGTTCGGTCTGTTTGTTATAACGACAACAACCATCCGTCTACTTATGGTATATACCTCAATAACTGCACGAACGTAGTCGCAAACAATGCTGTCGCCAGAAACTCTGGCACTAACAACGCAAACAGTTTATTCTCCACTGGCGCTGGCTCTGCAACAAACAGATTTATTAACTGCATCCAATATGACGGGTCGTTCAGACCTTGATGTTTCCAACGCATAAAACGTCAGGGTTGCTAACCCGTAACAAATTGGGTTACACAAAGCCTAACCCTACTGGCAGGGTACGCCAGGAACCGAAAGGTAAGTGAATGACCGAGAACGAACTAGCGGTTGCGACCGCGCCGGAACAGGCTCCCACGGCGGCCCCCGTTTCTGAACCAGACAATTCATCGCCGGAACCGACGCCTACGGATGCGCCCAAGACCTTCTCTCAGGAAGAACTGGACGCCATCGTCGGCAAACGTCTCGCAAGAGAACAACGGAAATGGGAGCGCGAGCAAGCGCGGAAGCAGACGGCCCAGTCCCCGGCACCACCGCCGGAACCGCTGAAGCCCGACGACTTCACCAACGCGCAAGCCTACGCAGAAGCCATGGCGGAACGCAAGGCGGCAGAGATGCTGGCCCAGCGGGAAGCGGAGGCGGAACGCACGGCAACGCTCGAAGCCTATCAGGACCGTGAAGAGGAAGCCCGCGGCAAGTACGACGACTTTGAACAGGTCGCCTACAACCCGAAGCTGCCAATCACGGAAACGATGGCGCAAACCATTCAGTCTTCCGAGATCGGTCCCGATGTGATCTATCACTTGGGGTCGAACCCAAAGGAAGCCGAACGGATTGCGCGCCTCAGCCCGCTCTTGCAGGCACGGGAAATCGGGAAGATCGAAGCCAGACTGGCGTCGTCTCCACCGGCCAAGAAGACCACCAACGCCCCGGCTCCTATCAGTCCGGTCACGGCCCGCACCTCTGGTGCGCCTGCGTTCGACACCACCGACCCGCGCTCTATCAAGAGCATGTCAACGTCGGAATGGATTGAAGCAGAACGGCTGCGTCAGACGAAGAAGTACGAGGCACAACGCAAACGCTAAGCCAAGGAAAAGACAATGGCTAACAGCATTCTTACTATCGACATGATCACTCGGAAGGCTCTCGAAATCCTTGAGAACAATCTGGTGATCACCCGCAACGTCAACCGCCAGTACGACGACAGCTTCGCCGTTGAAGGCGCCAAGATCGGCTCTACCCTCCGCATCCGTCTGCCCGACCGTGCGCTGGTGACCGACGGTGCTGCCCTTCAGGTGCAGGACGACAACGAGCAGTTCACGACCCTGACGGTTGCTTCGCAGAAGCATATCGGCGTGAACTTCACGTCTGCCGAACTCACCATGCAGCTCGACGACTTCGCCGACCGTGTGCTCAAGCCGCGTATCTCGCAGCTTGCGTCCTCCATCGACGCTGACGTCGCCAATGCTTACAAGTCGATCTTCTCGTCCGTCGGCACCCCCGGCACGACCCCGGCCACTTCGCTTGTCCTGCTTCAGGCCCAGCAGAAGCTGAACGAGTACGCTGCCATGATGCCGAGCCGCTACGCCACGGTGAACCCGGCGGCCAACGCGGGTCTGGTTGAAGGTATGAAGGGTCTTTTCAACCCCGTTGACACGATCTCCCGCCAGTTCAAGAACGGCATGATGGGTGAGGGTGTCCTCGGCTACGAGGAGATCAACATGTCGCAGTCCATCAAGCAGCACACGACTGGTTCGCGTACTGCCACGGGCGCGACCGTCAACGGCAACGCTACGGAAGGCGCTTCGACCATCACGCTCGCGTCTGCTGGCAACGCCCTGACCTTCACCGTTGGTGACGTGTTCACGGTGGCTGACTGCTTCTCCGTCAACCCGCAGACCCGCGAAAGCACGGGTTCGCTTCAGCAGTTCGTCGTGACTGCCGCCAACACATCGACGTCTGGCGGCGCGGTAACGCTTGCTGTGTCCCCGGCGCTCTACTCGCCGTCCAACGCTCTGGCGACCGTCAACACCCTGACGATCACCGGCAAGGCCGTCACCTTCATCGGCGCGGCTTCGACCCAGTACCCGCAGAACCTTGTGTACCACAAGGATGCTATCTCCTTCGCCACGGCTGACCTTCTCATGCCGAGCGGTGTGGATATGGCTTCCCGCCAGGTTCACAACGGCATCTCGATGCGAATTGTGCGCCAGTACGACATCAACAATGACCGCCTGCCGTGCCGTATCGACGTGCTGTACGGCTTCTCGACCATCCGTCCGCAGATGGCCGCGCGCATCTGGGGCTAACAGGTAAAGATAGGAGATACTCACATGGCACTTCCCTCTGTAGGCGGCGGCTATCAGTTTAACGACGGCAACCTTAACGAGCTTAAGGTTTCCGTTGCTGCGGCCCCCACAACTGCCGTTGACAGCGCGACGCTGACTGCGGCTCAGATCACCAACGGCATCATCCTTGGTTCTCCGACGACCACGGCAGCGTACACGCTGCCTTTGGCCTCGGACCTTGATGCGCTGCTGACCAACTCCAAGGTCGGTACGATCTTCGACTTCCGCGTTATCAATGTCACCGGCTCTGGCGTCATCACCGTGACGACCAACACCGGCTGGACGATTGGTTCAAGCGGTTCGCAGGGGCTGATGACCGTTGCGGCCACGGCAGGCACGGTTCGCGCCTTCCGCGCCCGTCGTCTGGGCGACAACTCTTGGGCTCTCTACGCCATCTCGTAAGCAACAAGGCCCCCGCTTCGGCGGGGGCCTTAACTCATCAAGGAGACTACTATGCCGAATACAAAGCCTGTGGGCGTTGCTTACGCCGATCCCGAACTGGTTTCGGGCACCACGATCACTGGCGCCGCCATTTCCGGCGGCACTCTCTCTGGCGCGGTTGTGTCCTCGCTCAACCTTGATGTCGCCAAGCCCGCCGCAGCCGGTTCTACCCGCGCTGATGCAACGGCTCTGACGGCGTCATTCAGTTGGGTCACGGCCGCTGACGCCACCAAGGGTGTCGTCCTTCCAGCCCCTACGGCTGGTCGCGTTATCGCCATCAAGAACGACGACACAGCTAACGCCGCGCTCAAAGTGTACGCTCCGGGTTCCGCCCAAATTAACGGCGTCGCCGGGTCTACTGCGTTTAGCATGGCCGCCAAAACGGCGTGCTTTTTTGTCGCTTATGACACTACGGACTGGTTCTCCGTTCCGCTGGTGGCTTCGTAACCTTGCGGGCGGCTCCGGCCGCCCGCTTCTTCTGGAGGGAACATGATTTATCTTCGTCACCCCAAGCACGGCGTCAAGATTGCCACCATGGAGATGGAAGCGCAGTATGACGAAAGTCACGGTTGGGTGCGGTTTGACCCGGACGAACAGTTGAATGATACGCCGGAACCGAGTAATGTCATGCTTGAACCCCGGCGCCGCGGGCGACCCCGCCTAACGCAGGACGAATGACATGACGACGGCTGGCGACATCATAAACGGATCCTTGCGGCTTATCGGTCAGTTGGCCGAAGGCGAAACGTCGTCTTCCGAGACGGCGCAGGACGCGCTTGCCGCCATGAACCAGATGATCCAGTCGTGGAACAC